CACTACAGGCTTAATATGACATACACAGAATTAGTTACAAAAATAAGAAATTACACAGAAGTTGATTCTAATGTATTAACAGCAACTATTATTGACGGTTTTATTTCTGATGCTGAATTTAGAATTTTAAGAGATGTAGATTCTGATAATAATAGAAAATATGCAACCTCTTCTGTCATTGTAACTCAAAAATATTTTAATGTTCCTGATAATTGTTTAATTATAAGATCTCTACAGGTATTTAATACAGATGGTTCAATTAGTTTTTTAGACGTTAGAGATGTATCTTTTATTAATGAATATAATCAAAGTAATACTACAGGGGTGCCTAAATACTATGCTAACTGGGATGAAAATACAGTAATAGTAGCTCCAACTCCAGATCAAGCTTATACTATACAAGCAAATTATATCTTGAAACCAACTGGATTATCTAGTACAAACACGACTACATATTTAAGTCAGCAGTTTCCCAATGGCTTATTGTATGCTTGCCTAGTAGAGGCTTATGGGTTCTTAAAGGGTCCAAATGATATGTTGCAATATTATGAAAATAGATATAAGCAAGCTATCGAAGGATTCTCATTAGAACAAATGGGAAGAAGACGAACTGATGAGTTTCTAGATGGAGAACCTCGTATAGCTCGTAAACCACAATAAGGAGAAACAAATATGGCTATTACACAAGCGTTACCAAATAGTTTTAAAAAACAACTATTAGATGGTGATCAAGATTTTTCAACTGCTGGTGCTGGTGGTGATAAGTTCAAGTTAGCTCTTTATGTATCAACTGCAACATTAGATGCAGCAACAACTTCTTACACAACATCAGGTGAAGTAAGTGCTTCTGGAACAAATTATACAACTACTGGATTACCTTTAGTAAATTCTGGAACATCTGTTGTATCAACAGTTGCTTTCACAGACTTTGCTGATTTATCTTTTGTGAATGTTACGTTAACTGCAAGAGGTGCATTGATATATAATACATCGTTTAGTAATTCTGCAGTTGCAGTATTAAACTTTACGACTGATAAAACAGCTACTTCAGGAACATTCACTATTCAATTCCCAGCATTCACAAGTTCAGCCGCTATTATCAGAATCTCTTAATAGGAGTACTCTGGCATGGCCACAACTTGGGGACTAAAGGGTTGGAGCATAGGTGAATTCGGTACAGGTAATGAAAATATACTTGTAATACCTGATGGGCAATCTTTAACATCTTCTTTAAATTCTGTTTCAGTTACAGCAGAAGTAAATGATGGATGGGGTGCGTATAGTTGGGGATTAACTGGTTGGGGAACCAATACAGCAAGTCCAACTGTTGAAGTAACAGGACAATCATTAACATCAAATTTAAATTCAGTATCTCTTTCTATTAGTGGATCTGTTGTACCAACAGGAACAATTTTATCTATATCCTTAGATTCTGTTTCAATAACTGGAACAGCAAATTTAACTTTAGACACTAATTTAGCAACTTTATCACAAGGAAATGCACAAGGAATACCAGGAATAGTAGTTCCAGTAACAGCTCCTGGAACAGCAACAACATGGGGATCTAATGGTTGGGGTCAACTTGGATGGGGAGAGAATATTGGTCTTACTACAATAGAAGGAACAACTACAGTTGATTTAATAACTCCAGTAAATGTAATAGGACAATTATTAAGCGCTTCTTTAAATTCTGTAACTATAACAGGAACAGGAAATTTATCTTTAACAGGTCAAGTATTAACAGCTCAAGTAAGTAGTGTTGGTATTACCGCTGATGGTAATGTTTCAATTCCAGTGTTTGAAAATCCACTTGTTACAGCCCTTGGAGATGTGGATCCAGGTCCTGATGCGAATCTTATAGGTCAACAATTAACTTTAACACAAGGCAATGTAGATATTGATATAGCTGTCGTTGCAATTGTAACTAGTCAATTATTATCTACTTCATTAAATAATGTAACTATTGATTTAAATACTCCTGTGAGTGTAACAGGTCAAAACTTAACAACAGCAGTAGGTTCTGTAATAATTGGTACAAATACACCTGTAAATTTAACCGGAAATAGCTTGACAGGAAGAACAGGTCAGTTATATGTGGGTGCTTGGGCTCCTGTAAATACTGGACAATCTATAGTATGGACAGAAGTAGCAGCTTAGAATATAAGGTTTGCATTAATTGACAAAAACTGATAAATATTTTATTAAGAGTAAAAACAAAGGAATTTAAAATATGGCATCTACATATACTACAGATCTAGCAATACAATTAATGGCAACTGGCGAAAACGCTGGTACATGGGGTCAAATTACAAATACAAATTTAGTAGTAGTTCAGCAAGCAATCGCGGGCTATCAATCAATATCTATTGCAGGTGGAGCTCAAACAACAGCTCTTGTAATGACACAGAATGCATTGGCAAATGCAAGAAATGCCGTTATTAAATTAACAGGAACAATCACAGGAAATCAAATCGTAACAATTCCAAATGGAATTCAAAAAACTTGGATTGTATCAAATGGAACAACTGGTGCATTTACAGTTCAATTTAAATATGCATCAACTGGATCCGGTCAAACTTGGTCTACGACTGATAAAGGAATTAAAATTTTATATGCTGATGGATCAGATATTCAAGTAGCAGATCTTTCTACATTATCGGGATCAATTGTTGCTGCTCAAATTACAAATTCAACGATTACACAAGCTAAACTTGCTTCTAATTCTATTGGAACAGCACAACTTCAAACTGGAGCAGTTACAGCGATTAAAATTACACAATCTACAATTACACAATCAAAACTTGCAGCTAACTCTGTAGGTTCAGATCAATTAATTTCAACTGGTGTTACAGCAGCTTCATATACATCGGCTTCAATTACAGTTGATGCTGATGGTCGTATTACTGCTGCATCTTCTGGATCAGCGGGTGCTGGAATGGGGATACCTGTTCAATTTACTGTAGGCCCTGCGTCAGGAACTTACACTGCAAATCCTGCTGCGAATAGAGCTGGTATTTATATGTATGCTGGTGGTGGAGGAGGTAGACCGGCAAATCCCGGTGGTGGAGGAGGTGGAGGCGGAGCAGGTGGAGGTTTTGGATTTTATAATAAACCTATAACACAACCTTTTTCTCAGCCTTACGCAATAGGTGGTGGTGGGCCAGCAAATACTACTGGTGGAAATACAACTGTTGCTAATGTAGGCACGGTAAATGGAGGAACTCCTACTGTAACTGGGAATGCACCCGGTGCATCTTTAACATATCCTTCTACTAGAGATTTTGTTGTTGGAGGAGCATTCGGAAATGGTGGGCCAGGTGGTAACCCTGGAAATCCTGCGATGGAAGGTGGTATAAACCCTGGGAATATTGGAGGCACTGGTACGCCAGGGCTTTTGGTAATTTTTGAAAACACGGGAACTTAAAATATGAGTTATTTTATTTTTTTAAAAAATTTAGATAATGTTGAAGGAACAATTTATAGAATTGCAGAAAATCAAAGCGATTTAAATAATATTAATATAATACAATCTGACTATAAAATAATTGAAGATTCCGCATCTAATTTTAATTTAATAAAATTTGGAAACAAAATTGCAAGTAAATATAATAATAATGTCATTACTTATACTAACCAAACTATTTCATATGAAATTAAAGAAAATTTAAATTTTTATATAAAAGATTTTAAATATCAAATAAAAAATTTTACAGACAATAACCCTAATCATCTATTATTTGGCAGATGGAACAACTACTATACTCAATTAAATAATTTAAATTTAGACACAATTACATTCCCTTTAAATAAATCATTAGAGCAATATTTTAATGATTTAGGACAAATTTCATTAAGTCCTTTACAAATACCATAAAAATTGCTATTAAATTAGCATGTTTGATAGAGAGATAGAATTTAGTTCTCACGAAGATTATTTTTCTTTAAAAGAAGATTATCCCATTCCAACAAAATTTAATATACCAGAATGGTTTAAAAATTTAGATCATACTGTACAAAAATTAACTATTAAGGGATGTATGCCTTTTTTAGATACATTAACTTCAGGTTATTTATTAAAAATGCCACAAGATTTTAATATAAGGCATAATGTAGATAATAAAAATGAAAAAGGAGAAGATTTTAAAGATTCTTTTCAAACTTTTGGATTACACGACCAGACTCAAATACTTAATGCTAAATTTATTAATTTAAATTCTGGTTTTGATAATCATTCAATAAAACAGGTTGAAGGCTCTCCTTTTATTGAAAAAAATAAAAATTTACCTTTTTACAAAATAATAAATCCATGGAAAATAAAAACACCCAAAGGATATTCTTGTTTATTTGTTCCACCTTTAAATAATGCAGACGATAGATTTTCAATTATCCCAGGGATTGTAGACACAGACACTTTTCCAAATGAAATTAATTTTCCGATCGTTATAAACGGAGATAAATATCCTGTTTTAGAAACAACTATAAAAAAAAGTACCCCTTATGTTCAAATAATACCATTTAAAAGAGATAATTGGAAAATGTCATTAAAGCCACGGACCCAGAAAGAAGTGCAAAATTCTAGACTTTTTTATGGATTGAAATTATTATATAATTATAAAGAAAAGTATTGGAATAAAAAATCATGGAAATAAAAAATTTTATAAAAATATATGATGAGGTATTACCATGGAATGTGTTAAGCAATGTAATTCGTTTTGCTAATGTTTCAAAATTTGAAGAAGCTAGAATTGGAGGAGGGGATCAAGATAAGACAGATTTTAACATAAGGAGAACTTATGCATTATCATTGTCTAATTCGCATACTTCTATGTCTAGAGTCCACTGGTTTAATTTATTGCACCATTTTTTTAATAAAAACTTGAGACAATATAAATTTGATGCAAACATACTAGATTATGAATATCGTAATATTTTTGATATTGAAATATTAAAATATGAAAATACAGGTTTTTATACTTGGCATGTTGATCATTTTGCAACCATACCTAGAACAATGAGTTGTATACTATTATTAAATAATGATTATGAAGGTGGGAATTTATGTTTTAGAAACCCTGATGGAAGTGGTGAATGGGAAGTAGAAGTTAAACCAAATAGAATGATTATTTGGCCAAGTACTTTTTTATATACACATACCGTTAAAACAGTGACGAAAGGAAAAAGGTATTCAGTGGTAGCATGGGCACTATAAAAGACTTTAAATATAAATTAATAAAAAATTTCTTAACACTAGAAGAAATAAAATTGTTAAAGGATTACTGTAAAATTAGACATCGTTTAAATTTTGATTCCTTTGATGTTGTGATGAACGACAATGGGGACACTCATTTTTACGGAGACCCATTAATGGAGTCTTTAATGGTTAATAAATTAAATTTAATGGAAAAAGAAACAGGATTAGAATTACTACCTACTTATGCGTTCTGGAGAATGTATACAGTAAATGCTGATTTAAAAAAACATAAAGACAGAGAAGCATGTGAGGTAAGTGTAACTGTAACTTTAGGATCAGATGGAACTAAATGGCCTATTTATATAGAGCCTGATTATACAAAAGGGCGTTTTGATTCTAATAATAATTATTTCCCGTCAAACTCTCCTGGAATCGAAATAGATTTAAATCCAGGGGACGCTCTAATTTATTCAGGATGTGAATTAGAACATTGGAGAGAAGAATTTAAAGGAGATTGGCATGCGCAAACATTTTTACATTATGTAGATAAAAATGGCTCTAATAAAGAATGGGCTAAGGATAAAAGATCACTTTATGGAATGGAGTGGAAAAATAGTGGATGAAATTTTTAATAAAAAAATTGAGATAGATACATATCTATTAGTAGGAGAAATTAATAATTTTGAATTGATAGATAGTTTAATTAAAGATGTGAGAGAAGGATTAAAAACATCAAAAGTAAGTAGAAAAACAAATGTAAAAGGAGAACACACTGAGTTTAATTATTTAGCGGCAAACCCAAGTTTTCATAAATTTTTAAAAATAATACAGCCCTCAATATATAAAATATATAAACAAAATTTTATAATAAAAGAGGTTTGGGGAAACATATTTAAAAAAAACGATTATGCAGAAGCACATACTCATGAGGACTCAGCTTTTTGTGGTATTTTATATTGCACTGATGGTCCTGGTCCTGGAACTTATTTTAATCAATATGATTTAAATATTAAAGAAAAAAAAGGAAGATTTGTTTTATTTCATCCTAAATTATATCATGAAGTAAAACCATATATTCAAGGCGAAGAAAGAATAACAATTGCTTGGAATTTTAGTCAAACAAACAACTGGGGTGATTATTCAAATGCATTTTATATAAAACCTGACAAAGAAATAATACTATGATACTTTTTCTTTTTTCAGGTGGGGTTGAAAGTACGGCTTTATTAAAATACTTTTTAAAAGAAACAAATAAATTAATTTATGTTTTATATACTAGGTTAGGTTATGATGATATTGCGATAAAAAGACTTAAAGAACAAGATATAGCCGCAAGAGAAATTTTGTCAATATACCAAAAAAAATATAGAGATTTTAATTATGGGTCTACCAACTTGTCGTTAAACAATATTAATAGATCCCACACTGAACACGGTGGTTTTGGTTATGATGAACAATGGAATTTATTTTTTGCAGGTATGTATGCAAAAATGTTAGGTATAAAAGAAATATGGCTTGGTCATTTTACATATAATCAAGTGGATAGAATTAAAAATAACATGGGTTTTCAAACATGGTTTTATGATGGTACTTTAGAAAAATACGCATCTTTAGGAACTTCTTTAGATTTTGCATTCACAAAAGACTTAACTATTAAGTTTCCTGCCAAAACTTTTAATAAAAAAGAAATAGATTCCTTTTCTTCGAAAAAAGAAGCATGGGACTATATAGATGAAGAAGTTAGGCCCTGGGTTAGATCTTGTTGGGAAGAAGAAAAATTTTGTGGTAAATGTTATAAATGTTTAACTTATATAAAATCAGGAATTAAAAATGATTAAAGTAATAGATAACTTTTTAGATTTTGATTTGTCAAAATATTTAGAGCAGTATTTTCTAGAAATACCCCATACTTTTGGTTGGTCTTCTACAGGATTGAATAATGGTTCTCCTTTTTATCAAACTAATTTAAATCCTTATGATCCTTTAATAAAATTTTTATGCTTAAAAGTACAAAAACAAGTAGGTTATAATTTAAGTTTTTTAAGAGTTTATATAAATATTCATTATTCAAATATGCCAGGAGATTTTCACCAAGATGATGGTGATACAACATTTGTATTAATGACTTCTAAAACATTACAAAAAGGCTCTGGTCAATTCCAAATACAGATTAATGATGATAAAAATAAATTAGAATCTTTTGATTTTATACAAAATAGATTAGTAATATTTCCTGCTCAGTGGAAACATAGAGGACTAGATCCAATTGAACACGGAACGCCTAGAGTAACTCTTGCTTTTAAAACGCAGAAAGTTTAGTATATTTTATGAATTTTAAACAATATGATAACGGAGCTTGTGACATAGAATTTTCTTGGAAAGAAAGATTAACTCTTTTAAGAAAAGGAAAACTTCATTTATCAGATGAAAATTTAAAACACTTTGGAGATAACCTTGTTAAAATGGTCATGGACTGGCAGATTAAATTTAAAGAAAATGTTGCTAATAAAACAACATTTACGGATACTAAAATAAAAAGTGAATGAACTTTTTAGGTCTTAATTTAAGAAACCATGATGCAAATATTTCTTTGAGTATTGATGGTAAAATAAAATATTTAAAAATAGAAAGAGAGTTTCAATTAAAACACGCTGGTTGTATAAATTTATATTTCATAGAATATATTTTAAATAAATGGAATATAAACCCTGACCAAATACATGCGGTTGCATACACGGGAGACTATAATTTTCCATTTTTAAGTACCAATTCTTGGAATAATTCCAATCTAATAGTTGAAGAATTAAAACCTAAAAATTATTATTTAGAAAAATTTAAATGTAATTTTTTTAAAATAGACCACCATTATGCTCATGCACTAAGCAAATGGCCTGTGATAGATACAACAGACATCGACATGGTATGCGATGCTATGGGAGACGTAGAGGACACTTATAGTATTTTTAAAAAAAACAATGATTTTAAAAAATTTGAAGAAAATGAATCTTATTCTTTTGGGAATTGTTTAAATCATATGGCATCTTCATTAGGTGTAGAAGGTCAATGGCATGATTTAGCAGGAAAATTGATGGGTTTAAAATCTTATGGAAATATAGATTATGAATATATAAATAATTTTAATGATAACATTAATCAATTAAATAAATTATTTAATAAAAGAGGTTATTATAGAGCTAAATCAAATTTAGAAAAAAATGAATTGAATAGACTTGCTTCATGTCATTTTAAATCAGAGCAAATGATTTTGAATCATTTTAAAACTTTCTGTAATGAGGATGATGTTATTTCTTATTCTGGAGGAGTTGCTCAAAATGCTGTTCTTAATACATTGTTGAAAAAACATTTTAAAAACTTAAATGTATTACCTCACTCTCCTGATGATGGACTATCATTAGGATTAATTGAGTTTTTAAGAAAAAATTATAAACAACCTAATTTTGATAAAAGTAATTTTCCATTTTGGCAAGATGATATTTCACCAAAAACAATTCCAACAGATAAAACAATTAAAAAAATTTCAGAGTTATTAGCCCAAGGTAAAATAATAGCCTGGTATCAAGGACACGGTGAACTTGGTCCAAGAGCATTGGGTAATAGATCTATATTAATGAATCCTTTAGTTAAAGATGCTAGACAAGTTTTAAATGATAAAGTTAAAAAGAGAGAATGGTTTAGACCATTTGGTGCTTCTATATTAGAAACATATACTAATAAATATTTTAATTTTAATCATAAAAGTGAGTATATGTTATATGTAGCTGATGTATTAGATAAAGATAAATTTTCTGCTATTACTCATGTAGATGGAACTTGTAGAATACAAACAGTTAATGAAAATAATAATTACTTTAATCAACTCCTTGAAGAATTTAATAAATTAACTGGAATTCCAATTTTAATAAATACGTCTTTAAACGTTAATGGAAGACCCATAGCTTCTAGACCATTAGACGCATTAGAATTATTCGATGGTAGTGCAATAGACTATTTAGTAATAGGAAACGAAATATACAATAAATAACTCTTTATTGTTAATTATATAGATATGAGGTATAAGAACCCTTATGCCTTTAAAAAAGATACCTATAAAAGCTGGATTTAACAAACAAGATACCGCAACTGCCGCTGAAGGTCAGTGGATTGATGGTGATTTTATTCGTTTTCGTTATGGCTACCCTGAGAAAATAGGTGGCTGGCAACAATTAACACCTGAAACAGTATCAGGTGTTGCAAGAGCCCAGCACACATGGACAGATTTAAGTGGAAATAAATATGCAGCAATAGGAACTAATAAAATATTAGTTATTTATTATGAAGGTGCATT